TTGAGTGTATCTCTCAGCAAAATCCTTTAGCGACCTAGGCCCTAGATCTCGCGGAGTACACAACGTTTGTATTTATTGGTAGTGAGATGAGCTCCTTGCGTAAAGCTTGGGGCTTTACAGTATGTCAAGAACAGAACTTAGCAAGTAATGAATGGTATTACAGTCGGACAATATATCTTCGATTACATTAACAATGCCATATTCTTTTGCCTCGTCGGCTTCTTGGCGGAGACGAAGCAAACCGATTTTAAATTCTTGATTTAAATCAGAGATAAACTTTGCAAGATCTTTGCAGGTCTCCCATTCCAGCTCAGGGACGGAATTGAAGATTGAGGCGGGAATCTCTATTCTCATTCCACGAGCTTGTTCCGCAAGTAGATCTACCTTCTCCTCTACAGTTTCATAAATTCTCTCAAAGAGCAGATGGAATTGATAAAAATCTAAGCCTTCAGAATTCCAGTGCGCCAAACGCGATGCGCCAAGAAGATTATTCTGAAGCTCTAGCGCCTGGATGAATAGTATTTTCATTGTTTCTTAAAGTATTCAGTATCAGTTACAAGCTGAACATCTTGGAAGGAAGAGTTAGACTCATCATTGCTACCAATAGTCTCAGGCTTATTACGAGTAAGTCTTAGATCTATATTTAACTTAAACCATTCTAGGATTAATTCGGGAACGTTAAAAAATGTATGGAAGTGCTATAGGGACAACGTTGGAACCTATAGCACTTCCATACATTTTTTAACGTTCCCGAAGTAATCCTAGAAGGAATCTCCACTCTCTCACCATTATCATCATAAGTAAGAGCATCGCGAGGGATAAATCGATAAGTTGCATTACCGTCTCCGGCAGATCCGCAAGTAATTTCTGTTGTGTCTCCGATTGCTTTTTCAATTCTAGGATCCTCGACTATGTATTCTTGACCGCCTCTTTTCCATATTGCTAGGCCGGTATATTTGCCGTCAGGGGTGAGAAGAGCTCTACGTTGAGGGAGAAAGTCATTGATTTTGATTGGATCGAATGCTGCGCATGGCTGAGAGAAAAACCTCCCATCGGCCATAATTACTTCGATCGTGTAAGTCTGCTCATAGATAAATTGAGAGGCTTCGGTCACTTGGACAAATCTCTCCGACCCCAGCTCAAATCCTGTGTGGAATTCAAGACCGGGGATTTCAGGCACCCAGCCTGTCACCGCATCGGCCAATAAATCGAGAAGAGGTAGGGCAAAACTATGCCCTTCTCTTTGTACTTGTTTTTGTACTATAGTTATATTATAATTTAATTTACGGTTGCGAACCGTAGGAAGATAAGCCCCGCCACCATTCGGGTTGTTTGTATTACCCGAAACAAAGCTAACAATAACCATTGTTTGCTCTGCGACCTTACCAGAGGCGTCTAACTCCTCTGCAAGGCGCATTACCACAGCCGATTGGCCAATGGTGTTGTGTACTCTTCGATAGAGTTGGTTTTCTATCTCAAGTAACATTTACCAAACCCCACCACTAATAAAATCGGTAAGTTCCCAGTAACCAGTAGTGTAGTTGTAGAGTAAAGCATCACCCGGTTTTACATTACGAGTAAAGTTTACATCATTAAGATCCTGGAGTTTACGAGAGGCCTCAAGATCAAGGATGTATTGGCGGAGATCCGCTGCATTTTGCTTATACTCCGTGCCATCTGGGAAAACTCCGGTCCTCCCACCAATTGCTCCATAGCCTGTATTGCCATAGTAGCAATCGCCTGCGCTATCTCTAATCACCAAGAATCCTTGCCCGCCATCTGAAGCAGGGTTGAATGGATCGTAGCCGTAGTTCTGATTTTCAGACATTAGTAAGTACCTCCTTCTTGGAGTCCGCTATAGTTATCAAAGTTACCATCCTCACTCTCGGTCTCATTTGTTGCCAAGAGGCCATCTCCGTCTGCCGGGTTATCCGCATCTTGCGTATTTGTAAAGCTTGATAGTCCCCTCGTTGTCTCAAGAGCATCAAAGAGCTCGTTGACCTGGAGAGTGGACTCGGCCATTGTCTCATCAACTCCCTGAGAAGCCGGCGAGAGTTTCTTTCCGCCTCCACGAGTAGATACCTCGGCCTCTTTCCGAGGGAACATCCATTCGCGATCATTAGCCCCTTCACGAAGTACCCAGCGACCCAGAGAGTTCTCTGTGAAGCTTCTGCCACGGACATAGGAGCTTTGGGCCATTGTGCACCCACTTCTCCAATAGCGATAAGCTTCTTGCCATTTAAGCCCAGAAGATGGTGAAGCTTTAGCAGCCCAAAGTTCAAGTTGCTGAAGAGCTTTTTCTGCCGCATCAATAACTTGTTGACGAGGGCGGAGAGTATCAAGATACCATCTTGCTAAAATGGCTTGAGTGCGGCGATATGACCCAGCGATAAGGATCTTACCTTGGGGAGGCGCCGTGTCGATGTAGTTGTTGATTAATTGCGCAGCATCATTGAGCGCAATTTGAATCTTATCAATATTAATTGAGTTGGAAGTCGGATTGTCTATGTTTGAAAGCTCGACGGCTTCTTGATAGCCAAATACCTCAACAAAATAATCAACCGTAGCCGGATTGCAGTTATTTGCTGTTCCAAACTTATCAGGATTTGGAGAACTAGGCATAATGCAGGTCTATTCCTACTATAGCTTTAAACTAAGCATTAAAAAGAGGCCCGAAGGCCTCTAATTTAGTTATTTGGTTATATAGCTATCAAGCAACAACGTTGGTCATTACGAAGCCAGAACCGCACTTGCCGTTCTCACCCATGCCGACGAGCTCGAAGCTACGCTCAACAAGGATGTCACCGGTGAATACTCTGCGCTCAATGTTAAAACGCTCAGGAGTGGCGATAGGATAGCCGCTGAGGGTATAAGTATAAGCGAAAGCAGGGTTACCGTAGTTGGCATCAAGAGCAGGCATGAAGCCATCGGTAGAACCGGAAGGATGATAGAAGAGGATGGCGATGTTGTCATAGATGTTCTCAAGGGCACCAGTGGACTGGTTGAGCTTGAGTCTACGTGCTACGCGGATCTCATCAAGACCGAAGATTTGAGCAAGGCTCTTCTCATCAACAATGATTCCGCGCTGCATGAAGTCACGGATGCGCTTGTTACGCTTGAGGGCGTTGAAAGCGTCAGGAGAAAGAACAAGCTTGTTAGGATAGCAACCAATCTGGCTACGTACCTGCTCTTTAGCATCGTCGATAAGAACTTCTACGTCAGAAGTTGGGGCGTTGAACTGATCGGCTCCAGAGTTATAGGAAGAAAGATCAAGAACGTTGCCGGTCTCGTACTGAGTGGTGTCGGTTACGGTATCAGCAACCTGAGTTTCCCAGGACTGCATGAGACGGTTAGCGGCATCCTTAGCAGCAAACTGACGAAGGTCAATTTGAGCGGCGCCATTCTTAGCCTCAGCAGCGACTTCCTCAGCGATTTCCCAGCTAATGGCCTCTTGGCGTAGCGAGAAGGAACGCGTTCCGAACTCGTTCTGGATCTTTTGAATGTTAGTTCCAGGAGCACGGAGGAAGTTCTGAGCTGCAAAAGCTTCTTTGCCGAATACAAGAGTACGTCCAGCGCGAGTATTCATAGATACTGCAGGACCGAAGAAGGTAGCTACGCCTTCTGCGTTCTTATACCCTTGAGCAAGTTGCGTAAGAATAGGGTCAATTACGCGTACTGAGTCAAGATTCATCATAATTTTTAATCTCCTTTAGTATCTATATCAAGCGCCAGCTTCGTTACCGAGCTTAACGCGAATGTATTGGCCAGCGCCAGCACTTCCAACAGCGTCAAGAGCACGTCCAAGAGCAACACCACCGGTGCTGTCATCGGCACGGCCAGAACCATCGGCCTCTACGCGGTCGTCAATAGCAAAAGTGGCTGTAGGAGCAACTTCTACAATAACGATACCGGAGGTAACGACGGAAAGAAGCTTCTGGTAAGGGAATACGCCAGGCTTATAAGGTGTGGTGGAAGGGTTGAGCTGTCCTTCATAAACAGCGTTTGTTCCATCATCAACCTGGTAGCCTTTAGCGGTGAGTTCACCTTGGCCATAAATACCATATACAGTTGTACCAGCGGCATAGCCACCAGCAGAAGGATAAGCACCATCACGCTTAACGAATCTGTGAGCTTCAACACCAGCGGCAAGGTTGGTAGCATCGGTTACCTCAACAGTTTCGACATACTGATGGTCAAAAGACATAAAACGTGGGTCAGTTGCCATTTAAATAAACTCCTTATGAGTGTGAAATTAGATCCTTAACAGCTGTGAGATAATCACAACCTTTTTCTTCAGAGTACTCCAGCGCCTGAGCGTGGAGATCGGCTGTAGAGGGGTCGTAGACATATCCATCAGCTGATGGAGCTACTTGCTTAGCGGACTTTTTAGGCTCCGAAGCGGGAGTAGCAAGTTCTTCAAAAGATACCATTGAGGGTAAGCTCTCCAGTACTCCCTTGAAGAAATCAAATTGTGAAGCTTTTCCAGATTCACTGAAATTCACCGTGTTCTTGCTATTGAGCGTTTCCATAAACCGAACAAGGTCAGTCTTAGAAACAATCTGCTCAGTTAGCTTTCCAGAGCCGTAAACTCCTTCGCAGAAGTCAGAGATCTCCTTCTCACGGATCATTTTCTTATGTCTGGCGAGTTCTTCTTCCAGTTCGGCTACCCGGGTTTCGAGTTCGTTACCCTGAACTCCCATAGCTTCTTCGCTATGATCCAGAGTTCCTGTAGCCTCAGAAGGAGCTTCTTCTTCAGACATATCGCTCTTCTTCTCTTCATCCTTTTCCTCTTCCTCTTTCTCCTCTTCTTTGTCCTCTTCGTAGTCTTTAGAGCACCCTTCTCCGTTATCGGAGACTTCAGTTTCATCATCGGCAGAAGGAGCGGTTTCTTCGCCCATATCTTCTGTTTTCTTCTCTTCGTCCTCGTCTTCTTTCTTCTCCTCTTCGTCATCTCTCTTTTCTTCCATGTGCTTCTTAAGCCCCTCAGGCATTTCGCCATAAGAACTCATCGAATCACTCTCACCTTCCATCATGGAAGCTGCTTTTTTCTTAAGAGATAGAGCGTTAAAAAGCTCATCTTCGGTATATTCAGCCGCAAGCGAAGCAACTTTCTTATCTCCATCCTCCATATCATCAGAGACATCCTCTGTTTCCATAGAAGGTTCTTCAGAAGGCATTTCTTCCTCACCACCTTCTTCAGATGGCATTTCTTCCTCGCCTCCTTCTTCTCCTTCCTCAGAAGGCATTTCTTCTTCACCGCCTTCATCCTCTAGACCTAGGTCATCAGAAGATTCTTCATCGGCGGCAGCTTCAGGAGCATCAGCGCCCTCTTCAGGCATTTCCTCATCAGCCGCATAATCCATCTCATAGTCGGCTGGAGCGCCGGTTTCGGAGATTTGATTTCCGTCATCGTCATACACGTTAGGAGAGGTGGATCCACCTTCCTTGCCAATGTTGATATTGACGGTCATTCCCCCTTCAGTATATTCTGAAACCGAAACGGGAGTTTCTTTTTTTGTTCTTTTTCTAGCCATAACAGTGTCAGTTTCTAAGTTTTCTTTAAACGAAATAGAAGACTCCCCTTCGGAAGGGGTAGAAGTAAAGATTTTTTCCTCTCCAATTTGTTCAGAGAAGGCAGATAATCCTTTAACTGCCGGTATTGATACCAGTCCTAGATGCCGAAGAGCTAATTTCCCTGGAGTTGGGTTGGTGTCGGCATCGGGTAAATAGAACGAGCTACTTACCTTTTTAAAAACTCCATCACGGATAAGTTTTTCCGCTTTGGGGGTAAGTTCTACCTTCCCCCAGAGTTCTTTTCCCTTTCTCCATACATCTTTGACCCATCCCAATGCAGGAGTGCCATCATCCTGATCATGACCGATAATAAGTGGAGCTTCGTGGTTCTCAGGTTTATAAGTGCTGATTACCTGTTCCAAATCACTCTCAGTAAAGACCATTTTTTGCCCAGTAGAGCTGATCTGTGGACCAGCTCTGAACATCTCGACATAGATGACCTTTTTAGGATTTTGGGAGGAGAGTGGCTCCTCCTTATTGAGAATTTGTTCCTTCATTGACTAATCAAACAAAATTCGACGTAGTATTGAGTAGATATTGGAATCTTTCCTCATTTCTAGAGAAGGAGTCACTCAACTGAGTTACCTGGCCAGCAGGGGTGCGGACAATGGTAACTAGTAGACGCTCAAGGGTTGGGCTTGTAGCGACGTATACGTCAAGTCTTACAGATCCTGCTTCTAAATCATTGGGGTTGTTGTTTGCATCGGAGCAAACTACCAAGTAGGCCTGTTCAGGACGGGAGCCAAATAGGGCGCCTTGACGGAAGAACTGACCGCAAATCTGAGAAGCAATAGACTTCACTCGGGCATAAACTGTACCGGCTGAGTCAATCTGCTCGAAGAGAATATCATCAAAACTTCTTGCCATAACGTCAAGAAGAACATTAAGAATTGCTCTTGTATTAACATACTTAAACAACGCGTTAGAAGAAAGTGTTCTAGCGCCCCAAGCAACAATTCCACGGTTAGGAAGTGAGCGGATTGGGTTAAGTCCAAGTGCATAGGTAACTTCTTGCTGTTGAGCAGAGATATCAAAGCGAAGATCAACTGCGCCACGTAGTGGATAACGAGCGCCAGCAGGTGGCTGCTGGAAGCCTTCGTTAATATAACGTGAGCAGGCGATACCAGCTACATAGCTCGAAGGAGCAATAAACCGATCATCAAGATTCTTGATGTAAGGGGCATAGTAGGCAGCATGGCCGAATGGTACGCCGACGGTAGCTTTGATTAGAGCAAGTTCGTCTTGGACTTGAGTTAGTGATGTTTCATCAGCTCCGCAATCGATCAGAGCAAGGTGCTGAGTACCTGTAATTCCTTCTGTCGGACCAAGCTTACCTTCAGCGGCTCTTACAAGCGCTTGAGTAACTTTGAGTCTTTCAGCACGAGCAGCAGTCTTAGATCCAAGAACTGAATCATCTGCGCCAGCCTCAAAAGCGAGAACGGTATATGCTTCAGGAGCAAGAAGGAATCCAGGAGAAAGAATCTTGGAGTCCATGCCCTGCTCAATGGCATAAACAAAGTCTTGGGCCTTAGCATCAGAAGCTAACTTATATGAGTCATAGCCGGCGTTCTGGTCTGTAGAAACCAACTTAACTACATTAGCATCAACTGTTCCAAAGCGATTAGCTCCAGGGTTAACTGGTGAGCTTACGCCATTGTTTGAGGTGATCTTAACCTTTAGAACATACTCGTGAGAATCAAATCCGTTAGGAATTGACTTATCAAGAGTGAATGAAGTTTCGGTTGAGATATCGATTGTATTTGGAGTTACCGCGGCTGTATCATTATCAGTAATTCCAGTTACTGTATAACGAATACCATTAGCAATAAATACATCACCTACAGCCAACTCTGTTTCAAAGAGTGTGTTTGTTCCGCTTACCACTCCACTTGAGACGGTGATGGTGCCTGTAAGGGCGATATCTTCGATCTCTGGGCGGGTGTATGGAGTTCCAGCGTCAGAAGTTAGAAGAGCGACCTGGTGACCGTTGTTAGGAACGTATGTATCTCCAGAAACGTTTGTTGAGCTGGCAACGGCTTCTACAGTGTAGTAGTCATCGAGCTCTTTCTCTTGGAGAATTGAGCGGATTTCATTAGCAACTTCTGTTGTTAGTTCGTCTGGAGTAGATCCATTAGCAATAATGGCTCTGTTTTCGCCAGCAATATTAACGTAGAATACTTGAACAGAGTCGGGAACGTATCCGGTTCTGGTTGTGATTCCACCAGATGTGGTGATTGTTCCGCTAGGTACTGCGTCATTTCCTCCGTCTTGAATCTTAGCAAAAGTCGTAGTGCCAAGATCCCATCTCCAGTAAGCAGCAGAAGCAGCGGGCCAGAGAAGAGGAGCTGTGTTGCCAGTGGTTAGATCCTTAGAAACCGCAACTACCTTATCGTCTGGGATATCAGAAGCTGTAGCATAAATTGCTTGGTCGACGATAAAGTCTTTGATAATTGCCGATTGAGCCGTGGAAGGATCATAAGCAACCTTACGGACTGTTACCGCAGCTCCAGGAGCTCCAGTAAAGTCAACAGCAGAGCCGCCGGAAGTTGTTGCAACTTGAATTGTATCTCCGGTCTTATTAACAACATAATAAATGGTGTTAAGGCTAAGACTTAGTGTCCCTGCAGCAGTTGTCTCTAGGACAACCATGTCGTTATCTGCCAATCCTGTCGAATCGGTCAAAGTAATTGTATCTGCAGTGTCGTCAAAGTTTGCAATAGGAGCAGAGTAGGTCGTTGAGCTTTCTTCGAGGAACGAGCTAAGCTGACTTCCAGAAATTGAAAGAATTGACTCACCGGTCTCAACTTCTCTAGATACACAGCGGAAGTTAACTTCTTTTACAGATGTATAGAACTTAACAATGTCTTGAGTATCAAGATTTACTGGAGAAGCGTAACTTGTATCGCTAAAGTTATAGGCAAAGAACCTATCCACCTGAGGAAGGCTACGTGGATCGCGAGAATAAATTCTAAACTTACCAGCAACTGCTTCATCAGCATTTTGCTCAATGCGATAGTAGTCAGTAAATCCATCACCATTAGAGGCTAGGAATTCATAAATATCACGAGCATTATCTGCCTGATTAAGAGCAGTAGTGGTGATTACTTTAATATCTGTTCCATCGGCATCATTTACGCCAATCGAAGTACCAAAATATCTCCCATTAATCTTCAATGCAAAAGCATTATAACCAGCTCCAGCAGAAGAAGCCGAAAGATCGAGTACTGTTTCTGGAGTTGGAGCTACGCGTGTGAAGTATAAAATACCATTCACACCCACATTGTCAAAAAAAGCTTTAATTCCGTCGTAGGTTGCAAGAGCACCCTTATTCCCAACAGGAACACTTCCACCAACTCTTTCTAAATAGTCAGCAACACTACCCACTTGAGTTGGGGAGTATGGCTCGAAAGAGGAATATGCATCAATTGCACTTGAGCCGTAATAATCGTCTACAGGAGTCGTACCAAAGATGTATCCTACCGCGTGCGACGCAATGGGTTGAGGAAGCCCACCAGTTGAAGCTTGAGTAACAAATACACCAGGACGATTTAACGTACTAGCGTTAATTCTAACTGGATTGGTCATAAGTAAATAAAGACACTATATCTTTCACTATTATCTTTAAACAAATGGTCAATTTTCGCTGTAATCTTTTTTGTACATGTAAAATAGCTCATTCATAAGCCAATCAGTACAAGCAACATCGCCACAGCGTCTATTCTCTAGGATCTTCATCGCCTTTCTCAATATCTTATTAAAGTTCACATCTTCAACATACGCGCCATTAACCTTGATAAAGGTCCCAAGCTCTTTTGTATCTTGCTTAGTGCAAATTGAACAAAGAATAAGAATTAGTTGAAGGTGTTCCCTGTCTGTCATTTTGTTTCTTTATTTATTCTATCCACCGCTGCTTGGTGGATTTCAATCATGGCCATGAATTTAGTCATTGGAACTTTTTCCATCTCAAGTACGCTCATAAAGGAACCATTTTGGATTCCATAGCATGCCTCGAGCCAATTATATTTTTTAATATAGTTGCAAAGAATATGCTCAGTAACGCAATTGAAAATATCCCCTACGATCCTTTTTGGAAACTTATAAAAGTTGTAATCTCCTACGACAAGAAGAGCGAGTATTTTCTCTAGCGTTTCAAAATCTAACGCCACCTTCCCCTCTTCATCGGGCTCAAGGACTTTATCTAAGAACTCAAGATCTGCGCCTGTAATATCTCGGAAAACCAACTCAGAGCCTTTTTTGTCAATAACTGAGATGGTATAGTCGTGATTTCTTTCTACTCTTAGCTCACTCTTCTTCATCTAGATCTTCACCCGTTCCGAGAAGCTCATTGATAGCCTCTCCGAGCTTTTTAAGCTGACGAGCAGTGAGTTTTTTTGCGTCTTTCATCGAGAGACGGGGCATTCCTTCTTCTGGAGAGTGAAGAATGCAAATTGTACGCAGAGTAGCCTCGATTTCATTGATTTTTGAATCAGTGGAGACATTATTGATTTCAATAAGATCCTCGGCAGAAGGCTCCTTGAGGTAAAGGATTTTTCCTTTGTTAAGCTCAACAGGGATCACATCTGGCTCGCCAAAATCGTACCCAGAGACCGGCTCCAGCTCGCCAACAGTTCTTGACATTTTACTCGTGGCCATAATCAAACAAGTTCTTAGTGTTTCATACTTTAAACCCTTTTGTTTAAAATTAATAAAGGAGAGAAAGTTATTGTAATGGCCGTTAACAAGAACCCATACGAGTCTTGGAAAGATCTCCGAGATAACTCAGACTATCGCTCTACAGATACTCAGCTTACTTCATTTGTTCGGCAACAACTTTCTCAAGATGATTATTTGACAAAAAGAAACCGAGTGAATTCGGGTCCAGACTACAAGGCACGAGTGGCTCAATCGGCTTCGGAGGCACAAATTCCTCACGTGCTAAGTGCGGAAGATATGTGGGGTTGGCAAAGATGGCCTTCAGAAAATCCCACAGGAGAACTTATTTCTACCGATTTATCAAATAATCTTGTGCAAGAAGTCAAGCCTGAGAATGTTCCTGGCACAAGCTACTATCCGTATAACAATGTTACAGGAGCGACCTTCTCTGTGGATGAAGAGGAAAACTTTGACCAAGATGTGACTTTATAGTTTAAATATAAAGTATGGGATTTAACTCAATACCAAACTCGGATAAGTTTATCCAAGATTCTTGGAAAGAATGGGCTAAAAAGTCAAAAAAACTCCACACTAATTTAGTGGAGAAGCCTATCTCTCCAGTATCACCCCATCCACAATCTACCACTCGGCCTTCTGGCTGCTCTTCATGCAGGAGACGTTTATGACCACAAGAAGAACTCGTAGGAGCCAAGAAGAAGCTCCAGAAGAGCAAAATATTGAACTCGAGCAAGCTGTTGAAGTTGAGAAGCAGGAAGAGATTGCCCCGACTCCAGCGCCCGAGCCCGAGCCCGAGCCTGAGCTTTCTAACGATGTTGTAGTAGCGAGAGCAGTTGAAAAAGCAAAAGAAATCGAGGAGAGACAGATTAAAAAAACAGGGAAGATCTTCCTATCCGATAAGGATAAAAAAGACTTTCGTAAATTTAATGATTATATCATGAACAAGCTTGGACTGGGAGGCACGCGGTCCTTTAAGATATGATAGAATAAAGAGGTTGGTAAACCCTCTCAATGAAAGAAGAACTGAAGATTGCCTATATGGATATTGCCGAGAGATTTGCAAAAGTTTCTCAATGTAAAAGACTTCAAGTCGGTGCCATCATCGTCAAGCATGGGAGTATTTTGGCTCATGGGTGGAATGGCACACCGTCTGGATTTCATACCAATTGCTGTGAGTTGGAAGATGGAAGCACCAACCCCTTCGTTCTTCATGCGGAGCAAAATGTCCTTGTGAAGATGGCAAAATCAACTGAATCTATTCACGGAGCCGATTTGTTTTGTACTCACAGCCCGTGCCCAGATTGCGCAAAGCTCCTCGCCCAAAGTGGAATAAATTGCGTTTATTACAGAATTGATTATCGAAAGTCTGAGGGGATTAAAGTATTATTAGATCTAGGAGTTAAAGTGGAGAGGATCTGATGTTTGAAAACTCTCAAGAAGAAATCAATCTACTCAAGCAATCGTTTGAACTATCAGATAATTTGCCAGGCACGATTGAAAGCTTAAAGAGAGTTCATAGACAAAAAAGTCCGTTGGCGCTTTACATTGCCACATTGGACCGAATGGATGTTACGTGGTTATTTGATAAAGACGAAATCTACTATATGATCGGGGGAGAGGATACCTATAATCAAATTCTTAAGCAAATCCTTCCAACAGAACTAGAGAAGCAAAATAGTATTGTTTTCTTTATCTTCAAAAAAATTGGCCCACTCTATTCCGTTAGATTAGAACTTGATGTAGTTGAGGATATAATTATTTACTTATTGGACAAAGTTTAGATTCTTAAGAGCATCTAGGATGCTATTAATAGTTTTTTTGATTTCCTGAGACTGAGATTTATACATATATGCGCCCGCACCTACAGAAATATTTGTAGGAGTTACGTTCATTTTAGTTGCTGGCGCCGTACTATCAAAAGAAGTAACTCTGAATTCTCTCATTCGTATGGGAAGAGGGTCTGGATCGGGGTTTTGAGACTCATCTTGATAAACTACAAAAACAATATCTCCTTCGTCTAGATCTGCGCTAAATGCCGTATCGACTCCAGTAACTACTCCATTAGCAATAGTAACAGTACCTTCTAGTTCATAGAAATTAATTGAGGTGTCTAGACTTGTTCCATATGATAACTTGATCGTTGCTTCTGGAGCAAATCCAACTGGAGTATTCCCAGATGGACCAGAAGTTCTTGCTGTACAAGTAACTAACATTGCTGGTGGATTTGGTAGTAATTCTAGATCTGCTGACTTTAAGTTCTCCTGGACGGAAGCTCAGGCTTGATTATCTCAATCTTCTTCTGGGAAAAGTCATTCCAGAAGAAGGTCTCTTTTTAAAATTTACTTTTGGTTGAGAGACTCCTTCTGTGGGTCTCTCTTTTTTGTAAAACAAATATCTATTATTTGTTGAATCTCCAAGTGATGTATAATCACCATAATTACCACCAGTATCTCCTATCTGATCCAAAGTACAAGTATCAATTAAATACTCTAATGCTTCTGCTGGTGTTATGTTTGGATTTTGTTCAGCATAACAAGCAATTACACCAGTTACTTGAGGACTACTCATACTAGTACCAGAAATAGATCCAAGTTTGTAATTAGAATCTCTTGGATCATCTGCTAAAGTAATTCCAAATTCTGATGCTGCTGTACTATCATAAACAGAAGATATAATATTTGAACCTGGACCCCAAATATCTACTCGTTCCCCATAATTACTAGAGTTTGATTTGTATTCCTGGAGAGTTGTTCCAATATTACCAACACAAATAACTCCATCAGCAGCACCAGGAGAAGGACCTCTATTATGATTAATACCAACAACAGAATTATTCCAATCTTGTGAAGTTGATGTGACCACATTCCAATAAGAATTACCAGCAGATGATATCACAATTATACCATCATCAATAGCATCTTGAATATCAGCATCTAAAGCAGCAACTCTTGCTGGTGTTTTAAATAAGTAAGAATTATTAGGAACAGGAACTCCATTATTTTCTAATGTTGCTTTTTTTGTAGCAGTATCCATGCTACTCATATCAACTGTAGTTCCCCTATAAGTTACAGAAGATATAGAACTCAAAAAAATGTTTCCATAAGAATATCCCCAACTATGATTCGTAACTGTTGGATTTCTTCTTTTAGTTACAGGATTAATTGGTTTCGTTTTATGCCATTCCCTAAGATAATCAAACAAATAAAGATCCCAATTTGCAATTCCAGAATAATTAGACTCCATGTTATAAACATTAGCATCTCTCGCCCACCCTTGAGTATTACCAGCAACAGTTCCTGCTACATGAGTGCCATGATTACTTGAGATATTTGAATAATCATAAGAGCCAGTTGTAGATAGCCCAACAACAGCACTGTGCTGAAACCAGTCATATTGAATTGCTCTACTTCCACCAGTTCCATCTGGATTTACAGCAAATTCTGGATGATCAAAATTAATATGAGAATCAACTACAACAACATCAACATGCTTCCCAGAACTTGTTGTTAATATTGATTGTGTAGTTTGTGTAAAAAAACTATTTGTTCCCCAATTTTGTAATTGTTGACCTACAATTACACGATACAATCCCCAATTTTTATCGTCACTATCAACTGTAGAAGATTTTTCAAAATTTCCCGTTTGTTCCCAAAATGGTGTCGGATGTATGTCACGTAAAGAAGGGATAAGTTCAACTGCTAAAACTCTATCATCATTACGAATCTGTTCTGCTTCTTCATCGGTAAGCATGTAATGTGTATTTCTGCTGATGTTTCTTCTAACAGAACATTCAACTCTTCTTCCAGGTATTGTAATAGAACCACCATCAGTTTCCATATCTTCATAGAAACTTTCCAAATCTTCTTTTAATTTTAAAGTTACGATGTATTCTCTCATCATGCTTCTGTTTGTAGAACTGTTAGAGTTACTGTGATAGCAGCAGAAGATCCAGATTTATTAACAACTTTAATTGGAATTGATGGGGCAACAGGACTGTCATCATTGAACCCAACAACTCCAGGAGAAATTAAAATAGTTTCCTCACCTGTTGTAATTACTTCAGCTATAACTCCAGAACCTGGAAGTGGATCGGTTGTTTCTGGTCTACTGGCATCATTAGTTCTTGAATCATTACTACAATAAACAGTTACCCAAGCAGCATGACTTGTATCAATTTTAAATAAATTGTATCCCCTAAAAGCTGTGATATCTAAATTTTCGGCAACTCCATCAGCAATAGAAGATGTGGTTCCAGATACGGTGGTTCTTGATGTCAATCCAGCACCTAGGTTAGGAATTGATGGAGCATCAGTTCCACCTCCCTCTAGCGTAGAAACTCTGTTTGTGAGATTTTGTACATTAGTACTTAAAGTGCTTACCGTATCGGATAGTTCATTTACCCCACTAATTGCTAAAGAAGCGGTATTTGATAGTGAACTAACTGTGTTATCTACGTTTTGGTTATTTGCAGTAATTGAGTCCTCAAGGATTTGAAGCGACGACTCTAAGTTTGTAATTGATACTGAGGTGGCTTCAGAAAGTGCCGCTTGGGCTGAGGCAATAGCCGTTGAGAATATCTTTAAATCGCGAATTTTTGCAAATGTTCGATCAGCATAGCGAACATTAACAATGCCTTGAGGA